CAACCCTTAAACAGCCCAGTCACTCGCCAACGCCAAATATATGCAGCCGCCACCGGCCCAGTCACAGAAACCATAGAATTTGTTACTGTGGGGGTCGTTGTGGATACCAACGACCCCCAACAAATGGGGCGGTTGCGAGCTGTGTGCCCCATGTGGGGGGATAGCTACACTTCAGAAGTAGACAATATACCGTGGGCACTATATATCACACCATTTGGTGGTCAGACCAATGTAGGCACCCGTGGACCCGGTATCCAGTCGTCTGAAGGCGGTATATCATATGGTATGTGGGCTATACCAAAAGTTGGATCCCAGGTGCTGATGATGTGTGTTGATGGTGACCCACAGCACCGAGTGTATATTGGATGTTTATACGATCAATTCACTCCTCATACCATGCCACACGGTCGCTGGATGTATGATGACCACCCAGCACTCACTAAAAAGAACGCAAATGCAGTACCATATGGACCATACACCTCACGGGAAGGATTCATTGAACCGTTAGCAGAAAATCTACGTGAAGCATTCGCAGTCACTGACAACCCCAATTTTGAGTGGCGGTCCAGGGCAGCTGACCACCAAGTGGCTGCAGTAGATGTATCACATCTAGACCACACGTATGGTAACACCCCAGACGACAAACAAATTCGTGCAGATGAGTGGGAAAGTACCCAAGGATATCAAGCCAGCCGGCAAGTAGCAACTTCTCCATCATCCGCCTCCGCGGTAAATTATGATAGCATGGTATATTCCTGGACAACCCCTGGATTCCATGCGCTATCAATGGACGATCGACAAGAAAACTGCAGGGTTCGTCTTCGTACAACCGCCGGCCATCAGATACTGATGGATGACACTAACGAGCGCATTTATATCCAGACAGCAAAGGGAAATAACTGGATAGAGATGGATCAAGCCGGTAATATAGACGTATTCACCACTAATAAGGTAAACATTAGATCCAGGCAGGACATTAACCTTACATCAGATATGTCGATACGAATGCATGCAAAAGATGGTATCCACATGTACTCGGGAAGCGAGATTAGAGCACAGGCGGTAGGGGACATCCATGTCAAAACTGCAGCAAACATACGCACCCACGCAGATGCATCCATTTATGAAGAGGCGGGGACGGATATCCATGTCAAGGCTGGCAGCAATATACGTGAACAGGCTGGTGCAAGTTTATACCTAGAAGCTAGCAGTGCTATCCACGCCAAATCTGGATCCAACTTTCACATACAGGCCGGCGGCACGCTGAATGAAACCGCTGGTGGTGTTATCAAGCTCACTGGATCTACTATACACCTAAACGGACCCGCTGCTGCGGCAGCATCATCATCCAACGCTCAATCTCCAGCAGAACAACCTGCTAAGTGGACCAATAGAGTACCAGACCACGAGCCGTATGGTAGGGTTATGACCAAGGGCGATTTCACCCACGAACCTGAAGTACCATACAACAGCAAACAAAATGGAAGAATTGAGCGAGGCATAGAGATCATCCGTGGTATGTTCTGGCGACGCTGATAACCATAAATATTCAACACCTTTGGACTTAAACTATGGCGCGCAGCACATATCGCGGGTTTTCAAGTTACGAATATCAACGTAACAAAACCTTCAATATCACAGATATTGAATTGGTCAAACTCGACCTTCTCAACCACATTTTCACCCGGCGAGGTGAACGGGTTATGATGCCTCGGTTTGGCACGCGCATCCCTGATTTGGCATTTGAACCACTGGATGACATCACCTTGCTGATACTTGAGGAGGATTTAATGCAAGTCATCAATTTCGATCCCCGCGTATCCCTAGTCAGCCTCCAAATCACTCCAAACCCCGATAGTAACACAGTTGTAGCATCAATAGTCCTGTTTTACGTGGAGTTGGACATGGTAGACCAGTTAGACTTAAACATAACATTCGAGGCAGGCTAAACACATGGATAAACTCACCTTCAAGCAGTACGTGGAAAGCCGCAATCAACTACTGAAAGCCATTGAAAACGTTCCGGTGACGATCATCGAGTATGAAGTACGAAAGTATTGCACCCTGACACTGGGGGAATGTGCAGAAGAATCAGTGGTGTTTAATCTAAAACCCAAGCAGAAGTTGCAGGTGCGGTGGATGTGTCAAAATCCGTTACTTCCTATACCCGAGAGCATAAAAGTATTAAATACAGACGTGTTAGTAGAAGCTGAAGAGCATCCCACGTTCTGGAACTCAGACAAACTACAAAAATGGTTAATACGGCATACCCACGAAGGAGTTAATTATGGCCACAAAATTTAAAATGCGCAACCGTGTTGTAGCAGCTGTTAACGAACAGCAAAATACACGCGAACTAATCATCGAATCCTTGGTTCGTATACACAACTCGGACCGAGCAGCAGCAGAACTATGCCTGGAGGGTGTGGTGGATGTGTTGGGTACTATCAATGCCCAAATGTCGGCTAACAAGCCAGTGTTCTCTAATATCAAAGATGCCAAGGAGCAGCGCTTATTGCTGGGTATCGTCGCCGGCGCCAAGGTGCTAATGGATCACCCCGATGCTGCAGAGGCACACAACCTGACCCCGTCCCGCCTACAACAGCTGATTCAACAGGCAGACATCAACACCAACGCTGCCAAAGCTATGATACAAATAGCACAGTCAGCGCCAACCACGGTTAGTGACATGGTTAAACTTATACACACGTATAATGCAGCTCTCGAATCTGGAGATCCAGCTGGGGTGGAAGATGCCAAACGTACATTCCAGAAACTATGGATGTATTGGCAACGTGCATCAAAACAGCAAGTTGCTGCCTAAAGCCTGAATAGTGTATAATGCGAGCTCCCAATTCAAGGAGCTCGCATATGTTCACACCCAATGCCCTAGTGGCAGAAAACATCACACGTTTTCTCAAGCTCACCCCACTTCGCAGTGATCCCCGCCATGAACGGTGGGTTCGTGATGAATTTGATTTACTTGACGCACTGGACATCACCAAACAGTGCTATCACGACACCAGCCGAATGATCGGCAAACCGATGTATGTCGGTGATGTGGGATTCGACTTCACAGAGGACGTCAAACGTGCAGTTGAAGAGAACCTTCTTGGCTGCCGCGATCCCAAAGACGTCCTACTTCAACGTAAACGCAATGTCACCATGTATCACTTGGTGGTTGAACCAATCATACAGCACCTGTCCACTTTGCGACACCAAGAGTTGCTAACCGTCGTCGATACGTATTTCCAAGCTGTGGCCGATCTTATAATGAACGACCCCGTAGATCCGCATCTCGATGACGCAATCGTCGCTCACGAAATGGTAAAAGCGTCGGTGCGAGAGCGGGAATCTATCCGCAAACAACAGAAGACCGCGAGGCGCACCAAGAAAAAGCCTGTGGTGGAAGACGTAGACGTGGATATCGACGTCGCCGATGATTACATGTAGCATCAAACGAACTCGCTAGTAGCGGGTTTGTGATAAATACCCATAGCCAACTAGGATATGCTATGGGTACTTTTGATATTAGGCAGGATGCGCCTGGACTTCTTCGGTCCGAAGCTCTCAACACAACCATCAAGTTCGATAGAACCGGACCCACTACAGGGCGTATAAGCTGGAACATTCCAACTCCAGCCGCTGGCTGCACGGCCGACACCCAAGCCTACTGCGGTATGCTAGTCACGCTGGATACCACCCCAGCATCCTCCACCAAGCTCCCGATTAACAATACAGTATACTCATCGGACCCGACAGCAGACACTAACCTGTTTGCTGGGGATAAGATAGGGACTGCTATGGTGGTTGGTGCTTTCTATCAGGACAGAGACACCACATTCTTTGATGTAACTGGACTAAAACAGAACTCACCATATTACGTCTCCGGTTTCCCTGCCGACTGCGAATTCAGATATTTCCGTGAGGGAATACACGCATACTCTCTCGAGCTAAAATCCGAAGCTGGTAGTACCACGGAAGATACCACCGGTTCGCAGGTAGTGCAGTTGAATGGATCAGGAACGCCATCTGGTGTCCAACCATCAGACGTCACAGGATTGGTAACAGGGATTGACTATGAATTCACAATACAGCTAGGAGTAGTTCCAAAACCACAAGGACCCACCACCCACCTAGAGTGCCGTCCAACTACAAAAACATATACCATAACGATTCCAGGTGAGAATGCGGGGACATATGCTTTATTGGTCGAGGAAATCAACAAACAACTCGCACTACTGGATCACCCACCCGTAGGACCACAACCACCCAACACTAACGCATACTTCTACAACACATCAGCCAAGAAGCTGTTTTTGTGGGATGGATATCAACACATAGAACAAGACCACATTCGTTCAGCAACCACCCCGAACGTGGTGTCGAACGGTACTTATTGGTTCAACCCCGACAACGGAGTGTTACAACTTTTCACCACAGTGTGGACACCTGTAACGTACATCACTCACGATATTGATCCTACTACACCAACGTGTGGGACAATATGGTACAACGGCACACAAGGATACATGTGGTCTGGAACAGCATGGTGCCCACAAACCACCTACAGCCAGATAGATAATCCATCCATAAACATAGCAGCTGTGTGTGGTGCGTACTGGTATGACACCGTCAATTCCACATTATCCGCGTGGAATGACGCTCTTGACCTGTGGACGGTAACTACTGCGGTTCAATACCATATTGCACCCACAGCACTACCCGATGGAACATACTGGCTCAATGAAGCAACCAATGTACTCAGCACAAGAACGGGATCGGTTTGGACTGCTCAGACCAACGTTTCTATATCCGAGAATGCCCCAACCACCCCAGCTCCAGGAAAATTCTGGTATAATCCAACCACCATGGAGCTATATCAACGCAACCAGGCGAACACAGCATGGGTGCAACTTGATGTTATAGTATTCCCTTCAGACCCAACAGTGGTGGATGCATGTGAAGCGTGGTGGAATACCGACACGGATGTGTTATCGGTGTGGGACACAGTGAATAGCACTTGGAAGCCGGTAACGACTTTCTTCCAGCAAGATACGGACCCAACCGATCCACCAGTGATGAACAATGGAGATATTTGGTTTGATCCATCTACCCAGACACTATCAGTTTGGCAAGACGTGTGTTTCATCAACAACCAGTTCATCAACTGGCCAACCGATCCAACTATGGGTCTGCCAATTGGAACCACCTGGTTGCAACCATCCACTGGTATCATACGCACGTGGAATGGCGCCAGCTGGGATGTGATTGTCCCGATCGTAACCCCAGATGACCCAACGGCTTTGCCCGCTGGTACGTTCTGGTTCAATACATCCAACAGCACACTAGCTCAGTGGAACGGTATAGCGTGGATATCATTACTGTACTCTACCTACCCTCTTACTCCAACCAAAGATTCATATTGGTTCGACCTTAGCACGAACACCTTGATGATATGGAATGGTACAACATGGGCAGTTGCTACGCCAAGAGCCACCGCAACACTAAATTGTGCCAATAACTTGGAATTCACAGACAACAGTCCAGGTAGCTTGTCGTTAGTTCAGCTGGCTGATGTATCTCTGTTCAGCTCACTGGTGCATAGTTCCACAATCCTATCTCCCAACCCAGGTACTGACGGTGTGTCACAAGAATCATCTTATTCAGAGATGGGTATTGGTACCGACGGGTCGATGGATGAACGTCTAAAGTTGATGAACGAAATTCGATACGAGTTGGGATACCCAGTAGTTGACGTGGAGTTGACTAACGAGCAATTAGATTACGCAATAACCAAGGCGTTGGAGGAAATACGATCCAAAACCTCAGTAGCATATAAGCGTGGATTCTTCTTCATGCACGTTAGTGCCGAAACACAACGGTACTTGCTGACAAACAAAGTGCAAGGCATGAATAAGATTGTGACTGTGTTGGGAATATATCGATTAACCTCATCCTTCTTGAGCTCCGCCCATGGCGCGGGCGTGTATGGTCAAATTGTTATGCAGCACCTGTACAATATGGGTACATTCGATCTATTGAGCTATCACCTGATGTCAGAGTACACCGAGCTGATGGAAATCTTATTTGCTGGTAGAATCACTTTTACGTGGAACGAGCAGAAACGTGATCTGTGGATTCACCACCGCTTCCCCTTCCATGAGCGTATGGTGCTAATAGAAGCTGCCACCGAACGCACGGAGCAAGACATCATTGCAGATCGTTGGTGCCGTCCTTGGATTCGTAAATTTGCATCTGCGCAGGCTCGCATGATGCTGGCCGAAACGCGTGGCAAGTACTCAACGTTGCCGGGTGCTGGCGGGTCTGTAACACTGAATGCTAGCGATCTTCGCCAGAAAGCCACAGAGGATATACAGGCATGTATGGATGAGATTGATAACTATCAAGTGGACCGCCCTGAAGAGTATGGCATGGGGGCCCAAATGGTGCTTGGCTAACAGTAAATATACACAAAGGAATCATTATGTCTTGCACCCCAACGCTGGGTATGTCATGCCCATCTCCATCCACTTGGTCGCATTGCAAGCCGTGGGAACTCGTCAACGACAAAGCCCAATGCTTAATGGATCAGGTAGCGGGCGAACAGCTCAGCATAGCCGGGGCTGTCGTTAATGTATTCAAACTATTGGGCATCCACGAGCAGACTCTACTTACAGATTTAACAGGTAATGGTGTAGCTATATCAGGTGGTGATGCTCAGGGTAGATCTGCAGCTTTAGCCTTTACTACCACTATGTCTGAGTGGCGTTCTAAGCAGGGAGGGGTCGATGCCATTATAGCATCCGCATATATTGGATATGACTTCGGTGAGGTCAAGATATCCACAGGACGAAAGCGCTACGGGATCCAAGCTGATGTGCGCAAACACATCACCACCATTAAGATAAAGCAAAGCGATAACCCATCCAGTCGAGTCACCAAAGCTCGTGTTGAACGATCGGATAATGGTTATGAGTGGTATGGGGTTGCTGTCATTAACCTTCCCGATAATAACACACTCAACACTGTTCATTTCAAGCAGTCCGTGCCGAGCAGATTCTGGAGAATCCGCCCTCTGATATTCACAGGAACTGAATGTGATACTTGGGGTGTGCAGGCACTTGAAATGCATGACTATGCGGCAACGAGGTTAGATAACATCCAAGACAAAATTCTGATGGAGAATCGCAACCGAGATTATGCTGCGGAAGCGCTGACTCTGAAGGGGTATTACGATATACAAGCCCCCCAGACAGAGTTGTCTATGTTTGGTGCTGTAATTCCTGTCACATACACCATAAAATTACATTTCAACAGTTGCATAGCTACGCTAGGTAGACCTGTTGTAGTGGGAGATATTATTGAACTGCCTAGTGAGACACAATACACCGCAGACATGCGTCCAATCAAACGTTGGTTGGAGGTCACAGATGTAACATGGGACTCCACATCATACACCCCAGGATGGCAGCCTCTGATGCTCCAAGTCACCGCTCAGCCCGCCATGGCTACAGAAGAAACACAAGACATTTTTGGTGATTTGTCTAAAAATGTTGATTCATCAGGCGTGTTCGATGTGGATGACGGCAACAACCCTGTGTGGCAGGATGTTAGTGACATTGCACACACCATACATAATGAAGCAGCTACTGCTGTACCAGAGCGTGGCAGTGAAGGTTCTAATACTATACGTGAATTTGAACAATCCACTATAGACACTGCTGCACAGCAAGGAATAACACACCTTACCAAATTTGGTTTCAACCGGTATGGGTCATATGTTGAGGATGCTATTCCACAGAATAACGCACCATACACAGAGGGTCCGGACATGCCAACGACAGGGAATGATGGTGATTATCACCGGTTGACATATGCTGGGCTATCCAAGGACATTCCGGCCCGGTTGTACCGGTATTCAGCCAGCAAGGGTGGATGGATATACCTAGAAACTGATCGTCGTCAACAATACAACAACCAAAAAGCAGTGTTAGAAGAGTACTTGCTATCACCTAACGCTACCCCTGCTAATAAAGTGAGATAACATGGCAATACGAGAAGGCGAATATTACTACAACGGACAGATACG